GTCGGAGACAAGAGGCTTGTGTGCTTCAGGCTTCCAGGGTGCTTTGGCGTTAAACTGCTGCGCTCGACGCGACTCAGCGAGGTATTCACGGGACAGATTGCGAAGAACGCGGCATTCCCACGGCCGCAAGGTAACGCCGACGTTCCCCTGCCAATGGCGTATCTCGCCCTGGGTTATCGTCTCGCCGCCTACCAGCGGCCCGATTTCAAAGAAGTAGTTGAGAAGATAGCCAGCAGCAACCGGCGGCATGTCCGGCCTGTGGTCATCGCGGCCCTGGCGGAGTCTTTCGATTCGAGATACTTGCGGCGCTTGGTCGTTCTTCGCCCTCTCCGGGACGGCGTTCAGCCAGGCTGTTTGTCTGACGTGGAGGGAGAGTTCACCGTAGAGGGCCGCATGAAATTTGCCGCGCTCCGCAGGTATGCCTCGGCCTGATCCATCATATAGCCGAGCTTGCGGTTCATGCAGGTATCCAGAGGAGATAGCGGCCAGTTGTCGATAGCGATGGTGCAGTCGGAGATGTACTGTGCGCCACGCTTGAAAGCTTCCTCCTCGGCGTTCCTGGACTTCTGCCCAGTGAGAGCGGAGACCGTGCTAGCGCTGTTCTCACGCGTAAGCTTGTACTCAGCGCGTACTTGAACCGGAGAGCCCAGGCCGTGCATTCTCCAGACAACCGGCTTGCCGTCAATCAGAATCTCATCGCCGTTCTGCCGGCGGACGTTGAAACTTCCTTCGTCGAGATTTTCAAACTGCGTGATATCGAACATGATTTCCTTTCGCGGGGATTAGATGCCCGTGCCCGCCCCGCGCTTCCCCCGCGAGAGGGAAGACATCGGGACGGGCCGGTGCTCTGGACTAGACTGCTGCGACGACTACGGGAGTCTTGCAGATGCCGATTCTCGCTGTGCGCTCGAGCATGGCACCGTCAGCTGCTGCGGCAAGGCGCCAGGCGCCTACGATGATATCGAGGTAGTGGATCTCGCCATCCGGATAGGTGATCTTCATGGAGTAGTGATTCGCGGAAGCTTCTGCGGCCTTGACGATGACTTGCCCTGCATCAGCAGGAACATCGCCGACAACAAAGTCACCATTGCCAAATCGAGGGACACTCTTGGTGTATTCGACCGCTCCGTTGAGTGGCACGAACTCGTTGATGTTGCGCTCAGAGCCATAGGTGAAGAACGCCTTCGGCTTGCCAACGAGCGTGTAGGTGATCGTGGTCGCCCCGTAGCCGGCCGCATCGTAGGTCGCCGGTAGCGACGCGGAAATGGCGTATGTGCTGCCGTTTCCATCCTGGAAGCCCTCAATTGCGGTGTGCGCAGCCATACGATTTCCTTTCTAGGAATAACTGACCAGGAAGTCCCTGGACCTTGTGAAAATCTTTTCCTCCGGTATCGGGATATCCGGACCTTCTATGTCGGGGATGATGCCTTCAACTGCAAAACCATTTACCGTCCCGCGCTGACCAGGGCAAGCAGCAAGGACGAGATTGAGCAGAGTCTTGAGACCCGGATAGCCAGCGTCATCCGGAGGTGCCTTGCGGAATACCGTCACCTGAACGCGATCGACATGCCGTCGCGGTGTCTCGTTTATCAGCAACGTATTCAGCGGAAGACTATCGACCTGAGTAATGGAGATTGCAGGTATCGTCATGCCGACAGGCAAGTCTCCTGCCATGATCCTATCAGACGGTACAACAGCGGTTACGCCAGCAGCATTCACCAGCAAGTATCTAACGATAGCGACGCCAGACATTTAAGATTTCATCCCCATACTTCTTCCGGAGCTGCGTCACCCTCAAGCGTGACGTGCGCTGTGTCCAGACCCTCCTTCGTAGCAAGCCTGGTCCTCATATACTGCGCAACCGCATTGACGGCGTTACGTGCCTGTCCGTCCAGAGCGGGACGCATGAACTTGTGCGGATGCGCACCAGGATGGTGGACTGTCTTCCTGAGCACGTTCAGGAACGACAGCATCCCGCCGAACTTTGCCGCGATGTTATGCGGCTGAGTCCCGAACTCTACAAGGTGAGCAATGGAACGATGTTTCCCGGTAGCCTTGAGATTTGACGTTATGAGAACGCCACGGCGGCGCGTGCCGATCTTCAGTCCCTTGGCAAGCTCACCGGATACTTTGTGAATGTTGGATGCGGCAACAGGTTTCACTACCGACATGCCAGCGCGCAAAGCTCCACGCGCGACGTTCGCAGCAATCTTCGGCGTTAGCTGATCCATGAACTTCTCAAGCTCAGCCAGCCCCTTGATGTTTTCTAGGTCAGCCATCGCTTGCATACCTTTCCAACATGCACTCGATCCCGTCGTGGTTCCCAAGTTCAGCTGGACCGCCGATGATCTGGTAGCGCACAGAGTCTGCGCGCATGATGACGATGCTCATGGTAGAGTCGATGTCGTTACGGAAACGAGCCCGCCAGCGAGTCTGATTGCGCGCTGTTTCCAAGCCATTGCGGACGGACTCAGCCCGAGACGGCATGGCGTCCTGTATTCCACACCAGAGCTCATCAAGCAACGCCCAGGACGTTACAGGAGTTCCATAGGTGGGATCGGTGCTATTCACCTGATACTCGACACGACACCGCGTATTCAAAGGCCCGATGTTCATTTCTTGCGCTTCGCCTTGGAGTCGATACGCTCGACCGCGATGCCATTGGCGAGCAGTTCCGACGTAAGCTGCTCAAGCGCCTGCGTCAGTCCGTAGAATCCTGTGTGAGCGTGGACCGCCTCGTACCGCTCCGTGTCGAACCCTAGAAGCAGTAGTTTCGCCGCGCCGAGTCGTTCAGCAATTAACATCGCAGCAATGGCGTTGTTCCTGATTTCGATCGTGTGACCATCAGAGAAGCGGACGGTGTAATACCACATGCCTGCATAGGCGGCGTCCAGATCGCACTCGATCCCGCAGACGCGAATCCCTTGGAAGTCGCACGGGTCCGCATAGAACGGATGCTTCGGGTCTAGCGCCACGAACAGATCGGCCCACGGTGCAAACTTTACAGCGCGATTCACAGCAACGGTCTTGAATCCTCTCGCGCTTTCCGCAAGTTCCTTGGTCATGTCCGGACCAGCCCCGAGTATGGCGACCGTCTCGCCCTCCCAGATCCGCGTCATTTCCCAGCGAGTCGTCACAACCAATAGATCCTATACGGGTAGAGGAGACCATCGATAAATTGCAAGCAGGTATATTTGCCATCCATCAATGCGTCAGGATTATTGTAGGCAGCTGCGACTTGCGCGCTGATCCACATTCTTATTTCGGCCGGCACGCTAGAGCCTGCGTTGCCGTACCCTGAAACGAATCTGATGATGACCGCCTGCGCAATGTCCATGGTCGAAGGCCACGATACATTTATTGCAGGCAGAACCCAGCCTGGAATGGTATCGACGTCCAGGACATAGTTTGTTGGGTTCACCGTCTGCAATGCGCCGGCTTCGTCATAGTATTTCACCGACGTTATAGACTGAATCGGCATCATCCCGATCTCGATTTCCTTTTCAGGGAACTTATCCAGCACCTGCTCCCAGGTCTGGGTTATCAACCCGCGCCCGGTGATGTTTTCGGCAACCTGACGGGCAGTTTTGATAAGCATCGTCAACATCGGATCGCTGGTCGTATTCACTGAAGGCGCAGCGGCACCTAGACTCACGTCAGCGATGTTGTCTGCATATACGGTCGTCGTGTTGTCCGCCAAAGTCGCCAGCAACAGATACGTCGATCCGTTCGCCGCGGTGCGATAGAGCTTCCTGGCTGTGACCAGGGCGCCGCCGAGCTGGATGCCTGAAAGGGATACCTTCCCGTCTCCGCCAGTTGTAGTTACTGCAGCAGAGACGGCGCCGGCCTGTGTCTCGCCGTCAGCCGTGACGAACGTCGCCAGGTAGCGATGAGCCCCGGAATCCACGTTCCCGGCACCCGCGCCAGACAGGGCAACCGTGATCGCGCCAGGAGGGACTTCCTGATTGCTCGCGTCGATTCTGCTCCACTGCTTGACCTCCGCAACAGTTACCGGCTCAACAGTCGGTGCGGTGATAATCCTCAAGGTCATTTTCTACGCCCCGTTGATGTTTGCCTGTGTCTCCGAGAACCGCTCGGAGAAGCCCGCCTAGCCCCCGCTGGCGCTCTGACGGAACGCCTGGATGGTAAGGCTCGCTCGAGAGCCAATAGCCCAATGGCGCTCGTCCCCGCAACCCCGGCGGTCGGTACCGGCTGCCAGGCGCTGATGATCGCGGGGAACCATGCCCGGAGCCCGAACGGCGGATTGTCCGCTCCTGTCCCCTGGACCGCGAAGCGTTTTTCCGGAGCGCGCGTCCAGTTCGATTGCCAGGCATCGAGCGCGGTTGTCAGCCAGAGCCTGTCTCCAGGTGGAGGGTTGTCCGCCGCTACAACCGCGGCCTGCGCAAGAACGCGCGCGCGCTGCGTGGCCAAAGCGTCCTGCGTCCATGACGCGATTGCGCCGTTTAGCCGCGGCCTGTACCCGAACGGCGGATCGTTGACCGCCGCTGCAGGCGTCTGCGGCGTAACCGGACGAGCCTGCGCGTTCCACCACGGCGCGTCCCACGTGAGCGCTGCCGGTGCCTTCCTGGAGGCGAACGGCGGATCGTTGACTGCAGCGACCGGCGTCTGGGGAACGATCGGTCTTGCTTGAGCGTTCCACGTCGGCTGATCCCACGCCTGCGCCGCTGGAAGTCGCCGTAAAGCAAATGGCGGATCGTCGTTGACGATAACCAGAAGCGGCTCGCGCGCCTGCGCGGACCAGGTCGGCGCATCCCATGCCAGTGCGGGCGGATTTCTCCGCGAAGCGAACGGCGGGTTATCGACCGATACGATCTGACCGAGCCGCCGTTGCGCCTGCTGCTGCTCCTGCTGCCAGGCTCCGACTACGCCGTTGAGCCAGGGGCGTGAATAAGGCGTCTGCGCTGCCACCGCGGCCGCGGGCTGCGGCACGAAGCGTTGCGCCTGCGCCCTGGGCGGATCGATGTCCCACGATCGCAACACACCCCGCAGCCACAGCTTCCCGGGAGGGATCTGATCGGCCTGGCTCTGCTGCTCGAGCAGGCCGTTCTGCCAGACCAGAATCGATTCTGGATTCCAGGAATCAAGAACCCTCGGTAGCCATGGCCGCGAGCCGAACGGCGGATTGTCCGCCGGAGCGGATGGCACAAACCCGTTCCACCACAGCGGGACGAGCGTAACCGCCCAGGTGGCAAGAACTGTCGGCAGCCAGTTGCGCGAGAACGGCGGTTGCTGCGCAGGATCAGAGCTAGCGAAGCTAGCGAGACTGCTTAATGGCTGATCGGCTACTGGATTGTGGCCTATGGACATCTCACCACGCCTGAATAATCACTATCCCTGCGCCGCCATCCCCGCCACGTCCGCCAGTCGTACCACCACCCCCACCACCGCCGCCAGAGCCAGGGGCCCCATTACCGCCTTTCCCGCCGACACCTGCGTTTGACGCCGCCCCACCCAATCCGGCAAAGCTGAAAAACGGCTTCCAGCACAGCAACCCACCGGAGCCGTCATTCGATCCAGCCGCCGCTGCTTTTGCCGCCATCGTCGATAGAAGGCTGCTCGCTACGGCGGTAACGCCTCCTCCAGCAAAGTCTGCTGATGTAGTACCAGCCCCGCCAGCCCCGCCCTGCGTAAGGACAGTCGTCACTGGAATCGACGTATCTCCGCCGGCCGCTCCGGCTACGGCCCCACCAGCAATCCCAATCTGCCCGGCAATGGCGTGAGCATGTGCATACCCCTGCCAAGGCATCAGCCCGATTGTTGCAACCGTGCCGGCAGTCCCCGCCGCGCCAACAGCCGCGCCAGTACCAGTACCGCCACCTACCGCAGCCGCAGCGCCAGAAGTGCAGATTACGTTAGTCGGAGTCGTGTCTGGGAAAACCGCCACGAACGAGAGCACTCCTGACCCCGCGGTACCACCGCCAGAGCCGACGCCTATTCCGCCGGCCCCAACCTGCACGTACAGCACGTCCGGTAAAAAGATCAGCGGAAGAATCGCCCAATTGACGCCTGAGCTTCCGCCGCCACCGCCACCACCACGAGCATTGCCAGCAGCCGCAGTGAACCCGCCACCTCCACCACCGCCACCACCGATACACACAATCTGGATGACCGACTTACCCCTCGGCTTCACCCACGTCTGCCACTGGAGATTCGTCGTAGTTTGCGGATTGGTGAATATCTGTACATCCGTTCCCAGGAACGCCCCGGGTACGTGCATCCAGTCGCGCATTTCAGTACTGTCCCGCGATCGCGGAGCACATCCACCCCGCCGCTACCGTAGTCCCAAGCCCGACGTAGATTCTGAACGAGGAAGGTAGAGCTACATTCATCGGGTAGTCAACATCGACCGTGCTTGACGTGTTGATGAGCGTCGTCGCTGGCAGGGAAATTTCCCCGTAGAAGGCGTTATTGGTCGCCGTTGCATTTGTCGAGCCGTTGTTGATGTAGACCCGAAGCACCGAGGCAGTATTGGTGCCCTCCGCCTTGCAGCGAATTCTCTGCACGTAACTGCCGTTCGTACCGGCGGTGTGGATCAGCACATGGTTCGCGCTGACGCCGGTAAAATCCCCCGTCGCAGTAATGGCGTGAACCGGCATTCCGGTTGTGCCATTGGCGGAGGTGTCGCCGATGCGAGAATAAATTGGGTCAGAATTTCCAGGCACTGTATTCTCCTTATGGCATGTTCAGCCCTTGAACGTAGGCAATAACCTTCCCGCGCCCAAGAACTTCTTCTGCTGCTACGGTGCAAAACACACGCTTGGTTCCTGCTGAAAAGCTAATCGGCGTAGCCGCACTCCCGGAATTTGGTTGCTGTCTGACAAGCGTCGTTGATCCTGAAAGATATCCTTCGCCGACCTCCCAATCTCCAGTAGGAACACCATTAGCGTCAACCGCGACAATGGAATAATCGGTGATGACGTTCAGTCCAAACGCGGTATTGAACGTCCGATACCCCGTAACCGCACCGGCAAGGGTGATATCCCCAGTGCCGGTGCTGGTGGAGGTTTCCAGTACGCGGTCTGCGTACTTGCTCATGCTTTAGCCGAGCTGCTCGAACGTCACGCCGAACTGCCACGCGGTCGCTGGAGAGGCAGCCACTGGGAAATGCAGCCCGAAACCCGACGCCGCGGAGGCGTTCAGCACAATCACGTCCTTGGGCGTCGGCACCCACAGCCAGCCGTTCAGGACGTTGAAAGCGTCCGGATAGATCACGGTCTTCGTGCCCGCGCCCTCGGCCGATGCGTTCGTGCCCGATGTGCCGGCTGCGCCCGCCGTGCCGCCGGTGATGACCGAAGTCGGGTCCGACAGCGTGTGAGGGACAGGCGCAGTCGAGGTCAGCGTCGGGAAAGCCGTGACCTGGGTATTCAACTGCACGCGCTGTTGCGCGCTGGTCGCATTCGCGGCCTGACCGGCCCAGGCGCGCAGGAATGCGAGCGAGCGCGAGGTACCCGGATTGACGAATACCAACGTGCAGGCCGCAGCCGTCGGCGTGATGTTGCTTGCTGCCACTGAATATTGCATTGACATGATGCTGCTCCTTGTGGACCAAGGAGGCATCTGCCATGCGGGGCAGCCTTTCGGCGGCGCGGCGCGGCGCGAGCTTGGTAAGTGTTAAAAAGTCACTTCTGCTTCTGAGTCTCCAGCCATTTCTCCCAGGCTGTGATCATGCCCTTGACGGCACGGATCAACGCTTCGTGAAATTGGATCGTTGCGGGGTTCATTCAATTCGGCTTTCCGGCACCAGATTCTGAGTCTTCGGAAAGCTGCCATTCACCGCACCACATTCTTTCGACAACCGCCGGTAACACAGAGCGTGAAATGACCTGCGCACCCTGCTGCACAACGAACGCGGTCGGAGGATAGCGCCTGCAGACGCGCTCGCGCTGCAGATCCTCGGTCGCCGGCGTCTTCAGGAAATACCTACAGTTCTCGCAACTTTCGTTGTTCATACAAAACCTCTCCCGGTCCAGCGTTTCCAGCCGTCGTTTGTGAAGACGCGGATTCTGCCCGCGCGCATCTCTATGCGGCTCGCGTACTCGCCAGTCTCCTCGCCGTTCTTCAGGACGTTGAACGCGAACTCACCCCCAGGCACCCGCCCGTGCGGCGCGTTGTTGAATCCCAGGCACCACAGGTCGCCGCGTGAATCGGTCAGCGTCAGGGCAGGCGGCGACGAAACGTAGGCTTCCGTGATATGCACCTGCTCGCCCTGTCGAATCATGAAAGGCTGAAGGAGGCTCATGCGTTCACTAATCCGATCATCCTGAGAGATCTTGGAATCGACCCGGACGCAGCGCCGCCGCCTCCACCAGCGGCAGCGATCCGTACAGCCACCTTGGCCGAGTGGCTGCTCGTATCCGCATAAGCGAACGTGACTCCGGTCGTCCCATTGGCATGCCCGGCGCCCATATCCATGTCTGCTCCGATATCTAAAAAATCCTGATTCGGCGTGACACCCGTCACGTCTCCAGACACCGTTGCTACGCAATGCCCGGCGGCAGCGTCGCTTGCAGTAAGGTTGGCCGGCGTCAAAGTCTCGCTCGTCAGCTGCGCAACCGAGGACACCGCATCGGCCAGCGGGCACGGCGTCGTCTGATCGGCGCCCGTGTAGAGCGAAATATTCCCGGTGTTGTTCTTCGTCGCAGACAGGTTGTAAGTCAACGTCCCGGCCCCGGGAGCCGGTGCGGGGACCGCCCAAACCGAAGCGAAAGCCTCAGTGCCGCGCGCCGTCTTCACTTCGACAGTCGTACCGCTGCCTAGGCTCCAGGTCACAGAGGTCACCGTCGCCGTCGCATCGTTGATCGCGATGTCAACAATGAGGACCGGGTTCGCGCCCGATACCGTGATGTTCTTCGCGACAGAGCCGTTGAAATTCTCGACCTGCGTCACGTTCGTGGAAAACGCGACGGCCATCTAGCCATCTACCAGTGAGAAACTCACAGCGCGTTCACAAGATAATCAGTGAACCCAAGCGCGTCGATATTCGCCGCGCCCGTTGGGAAAAATCCGATGCCGCACGTGCCGGAAGCGTAGCCAGAGTCAGTCGCATGGCTGATCTGCGTCCAAGCATCGGTAGACACCGCCCGCCAGTAGAATGTGAGTGCCGAGCCAATCGCCGTTGCGCGTATCTGGTTGCCGGTGGCGCCGGTGCCAGGCGTCGCGTCATTGATGCCGATGGAAGAGAAGGACGTGCCAGGCCCCTGGTTGAATGGGCCGAGCCACTTGACGATATCGACCGCCGCGCTCGCCGCATTGTAGAGAAACTCGTAACAGCGCGCCTCTCCGTCGGGCGCGTTGGCGTTATCCGAGGCGCGGAGCAGGATCTCGTGCTCCTGCGTCGTCCCTGATCCGATGTCCAGCGTTGCGATGACCTCGATATTGTTCGGGATGCCGCCAGCGAATTTTGAGGCATCGAGCAGCGCATAGTTGTCGACGCTGCCGCCCGTCAAAGCAGTGGGACGAGCTACACCACCTACCTTCCTGACGTTCAGCCAGGAGTTGTTCGCCCTACGCCACAGTGCGGTTACCCCCGCATCATCCGAGATCGGAGAGGCATTGGGACCAGAGAAATCCGTGAAGAACGGCACAGTCAACGGCGCCGCGGGCTGCGGGACCGTCCGCGAGCGGCGAAGCGACGTGTAAAACGTCGCGGGGCTATCCATCTCGCATAGCTTTCATTTACTTCCATGCTCCCGTCGGCCAGTCCATGCACCCGTGGTCGTTGTTCTGTCCGCAGAGCACGCCGCTCGGTCGGATCTGCATGTAGGCAAATGGCCAG